TGCAGAAGTATTATAATGGACGAATACGAGGCACTACTAAACGAATATGCGGCAACAGTTGTCGAGCGTGCGCAAAGTAACCTGCGCATCAAACGCCGCGTGCGTGGTAAGGTGGTGAATCGTGTTGCATCGGGCACATTGCTAAACTCGCTCACCTACAAACTGCGCATACGTTACAACAAACCTACAATTGACTTTACCGTAAAAGGTCAGGCAGGTAATTATGCAGATGTGATTGAGTATGGTAGAACACCCGGTGCGAAGATGCCACCTGTCGCAGCCATTGAGCAGTGGATAAGAATCAAACCACTCAAGCTACGCAATAGACAAGGCGAGTTCATCAAAGCTACCGAAAGTGCAATTAAATCCGCAGCGTTTGCCATTGCCAAAAGCATTGGTGAAAATGGTATCGAAGGCATCAATTACTATCAAGACGCAATCAATGATACATGGCCCGATTACAGTGAGCAGTTATTTCAGGCATACGCCAAAGGTGTTGAACAAAGATTCCTATTAAATTTTAGATAATGGCAATAACTATCGAAGACCAGCCGTACACGTGGAGCGCAAGAGGGCAAAAGCTTATGATTGTAGCGTCAAGCACAGAGACCGCACAAGACGGTTTTCAGTACGGCGTGACCGTGACCAACAACACCACAACGCAAGTGTTTAACTTTTACATTTCACCTGCAATTGATGGCCGATTATATTTCGATTTGCAATCGCTCATTCAACTGCGTAATGAAGAAGCGCAAGGCACGCAGCTACACAACTTAGATACTGGCACGCTTGAGGATGTAAAAGCACGGGACAGTTTTTCATTCTCAGTAGCTGAATGGTGGATTGTTGGCGGCATACTAACCGAAGAGGATGGAAGCAGTGTGCTTGGCGATGACGTGCTTATCGTCAATCAATACTACCAACCAACGGACGGCTACAAGCCTAATCCAAATTCAGGCCCGCAGAACGTAAAGTTCGCAATGACTAATGCGAGCTCACTTGTCATGAGTGATAGGCCCATAACAACAAAGTATCCACCCATCTTTGCTACATGGGGAGTAGCAGCGGGCAAGGTTGCAATCGCTGTGCGTGAACAAGATTATGGTTTGCTGTACGTGCCGGGTAATGATTTTTGGTTAGGCAGCAATGAAGCGCATTCAGCTACGGTCACTATGTTTCCTGCATCGGGCTTTGGTGTTGCAAGTGATATTGTCTTAAATAATTACAGCGTTGAAGGCTTACCTGTATTCCCTGCGAACCTTAACGATCGCACGGGAGTATTCTTGCCAAGACCTAGTTTATTCCCAAACTGGAGATACTACCGCGTGCGTATTAACAACACTTCAAGCGTTCAAGTATCCGCTGACTACATCTTTTGGAATGAGTGCGTGTACGGTAACTGCGAATGCAATTGGCCTAATGTACGTCTAGCATGGGTAGGTGCTCGCGGCGGTTATGAATACTTCAACTTTAAAAAGAAATCAGAATATACTACTGAGGTTGACCGCAAAATATACAAGCGTCCGCTGTTCAATAATTCACCAACTATCTTCTACGCAAACGACCGTGGGCTTAACCAGCGCACTAACTTAGCGCAGCGCATATTGACCGTGACAAGCGACTACATCACACAAGAAGAGTTCATATACCTGCGTGGATTGATTGTAAGCAATCAGGTTCACTTAATTGATGATAATGGCAGCTATGTAGCTGTAAACATCGATGATACTTCCTACGTTGAAAAGCGCACGTACGATGGCAAGCTTTACAACTTGACACTCAAAGTAAGAATGGCAAACGAATACTGGACATAACATGAATGGAGAGGTAAGTTTAATAGTACGGAGCGTAGAAAGTCCGATAGGCAATACATCTCTGTTTTACTCAGGGGGTGCTGCTGTATTTCCAACGTTTGATGTATTCATAGTTGGCAATGTAACAAAGTACATTGGTTTCAATGTGACTATCACTGGTCCTACATCAGGTCTTATCGGCACATTTAAACTACTTAGCGCAGTATGGGATGGGTCAGTACTTTCCAATAATTGCATTTTTGAAGGGTGGACACCTACACTGGGTGAATCTTTGAATTTTGATATACTTGGAACTCCCGGTGTTGAATCTTACCTAGACCTATTCGAAAACGAGAGCATCAGCCAAAATTGGCGTTATACTGACCTCAATAACTTCACGTCACTTGGTGCGTTCAGCCGCGAGTTTCGTGTGCCTTATACCGATCGCAATCAACTTGCACTAGGTGCGCTGTTTGATGTCAACTATGACGGCGGCATCAATAACTACTTTCACTACAAACTGCCTTCGGAGATTCGCGTTGATACGCTGCCCATCGCAAAAGGTTACGTCCGTGTGCGCAAGGTCTACCAGCAGCAGGGCAAAATCAATGAGATTGAATTAGCGTTTTATGCAGAGACGCCCGACCTATTCAAGACAATCGGCGAAAAAAAACTTAAAGACCTTACCGACCTGCCCAATCTTAACGAGGTTGTTAAGTATGATAACGTGACAACGCCAACGGCTGAACGCATTTGGTCTTTGGTTGATCGCGGGCAACTATGGAGCGAAGAAGGACAACCCGGCACGCGAAGAATTAGCGATGCAACAACCCCACTATTTGCGGTTGATTTGACACCTGCTGTAAGATGGGATTATTTGCTAGAACAAATCATAGCAGATGCGGGCTTTGAACTTGAAGCTTCATCATTGCTTACCATCCTCGCGGGGTATTACATGCCGTGGATAAACAAAAGCTTTTTAGATACTGATGACTTAGGCCCGCAATACGCATACCGTTCGTACAATGCGAGCGCAATCACAATGCCTGCAACGGGTAGTGGCGCAATCAGTGCTTACCAATACTATGCACCCGTATCTGAGGCATTTGACAACAATAGCAACTATGACCCAACAACGGGGGTATATACTGCACCGGGTGGCGGCCTGTACACTTTTCACTTGACACTTGCTGTACAAAGTACTGGATATACTGGAGTAGGTGCTATCACAAATTTCAAGATATATAAAATCATAAATGGCGGCACGCCACAGTTCATTGATTCGTTTGATTACACAGCTGCATTAACTATCGACTTTGACTATGCAATGAACTTGCTAGCGGGTGATACGGTGGAGTTTGCATTCAGATACGATGTAAGGTCAAACACAGGAGTTAATTCAGGTACGGCTACGGTTTCAATCTTAGCAGGCAATGGTGATTTGGGTAGTTCATTAATTGAATTGCGCGGCACACGATTCAACTATGGATCAACATTCATTTACAACTTGAACGCACCCGACATGCGTCAGATTGATTTTTTGAATGATGTGATTAAGATGCACAACTGTGCCATTGTACCTGACCGCATCAATCCAAACAAGATAAGCATTGTGCCATACAATAGCTATGTAGGCAGTGGCAATCAATTAGATTGGAATGCAAAGCTTGACATCAGCAAAGACATCACAATTTACGCGACTACGGAACTGCAAAAAAGTAAGACTACATTCAGCTACACGGCGGGTGAGGATTATTTAAGTAAGCTATATAAGGACAACAATCGCGTATACGGTCAATACAAGGCCGAGGGATACACTGTAAATCCCGATGTGCCTATCAGTTCATTCGTGACGGGAGATAACACGGTGCAGCTTATTACGCGAAGCACACCATGCGGCAACATACCCGGTACTAACATACCCATTCCGCAATTCATCAACACGCAAAACGAATTCATACTACCAGGGCCGCGTGCGTTATTTTATGCAACGCCTTATGCCATACAAGTTTTTGATGATAGCGCAGGTGTTGAGGCATCAGTGTCAACATCAATTACAATGCTCAACAATTATAGTCAAGTCACAGCTACTATAACAGACTTTGACTTAAACTTTGCCCCTGAGATACCACCATTTCTTATAAACGCCAACCCTTACAACAACCTGTTCAACTTGTACTGGCGTAATGCGATGAATGAACTCTACTCGCCTAATGCGCGTATCATGGAGGCATACTTTGCGCTTGACCTTAGCGACATTCTTACGTTTCAATTTAGTGATGTTGTGTACGTCAATAACGCACAGTGGCGCATTCTTGAAGTTAGTGATTATAAGGTTGGTCAATTTGAATCAACCAAAGTCAAGTTGATTAAATACATTGACAGTGAAGCGGACTGTGCATCTACACCCGATTCAATCAACATCAATGGCACTGTGAACTTTATTGACGGGGCAGGTGACCCAGTAGCAGCCACACAAAGTTGTTGTGTGCGCTACGGCTACGAATGGAGTGAGAGCGATGGGGAATGCTATGCGTTCAACAATACAGGAGATAGACCAACTAGCGGCATTACAGGAACCAATACGGCACCTATACCACGCAACGCAACCAAACAGCCCATTGATGGCAATACACGCAGCGTGCAACAAGGCGTGGAACTGTCCATTGTGGATGGCAACAACAACACGCTTGCCGTAGGTGATACGTTAAAGTTGACGGAGGCTGTCCGCGGTAACACCATGATTGGCAAAAACGTGCTGACCTCACAAAGTGGTTTTCATTTAGGTGGTGGGTGGAAAGCTGATGACCGCACGGAACCAGAAGGCTCAACGCAGCATGGTATAATTATGCACGGGGATGAAAATACTATTTATGCAACAGGTGCAATTTTAACGCCACCCATTGAAAACATAAACGGTAAATATTTAGTGATTCCTGATGAAAGCTATTGGACGGCTATTTTACATATTAGCATTTTTGATGTTACTTCAAGTGTAAACTGTGCCGCCGTCTACATGGTGAATCTTTGGAAAACAGGGGGCCTTAGTCAAGCATCCTCGCCTATTTTAATAGCTGAGGATAACCAATTCGGAGCGATAACGTTTACGCCTACTATTGACACTGCTACCGACACCACTCAACACCGCATTGATATAACGGTAACTGGCACTGGTTTTAGTTACGATTTAAAAACTACAATAGCACTACAATATACAGCAGTACGATGAGCACACAAATCAAGCACAGCATTGACTACATCAAGGCAGGAATTGCACCACACAAGAAACACAACAAAGCACTGAAC